GTGTGTGGATCATTTCATTGGGTAGCACACAATCGTTCATTGCGTAACAGTTCAGATCCAGTTGCAGCTGAGATACTGGATTCACGTAGCACAGAACATCAAATATACACTAGACTGTTTAGTTCTCACGCTAGTTGGGAAGAATACTTACTACACTGTGGGCTAGGCCCAGGTTAATCAACACTATATACAGTCATTTAAGAACCATTTACCGCATTATCCAGACTACAGCTAGTACCATAAATCATTGTGGCACCTACTATGTGTTATTGTGTTGTAGGGGTGTGTTGTAGGGGTCTAAAAAATTTTTAACGCAGAGCTTCGCTGGGTCTAGGGTTGGTACACACGCAACTCAAACCACAACGCCGCACTACGCAGTTCTTTTTACTACAGTGTATTCTGTAAAGCATTTAGTATTGCTACTAGAACGAATCCAAACACACTGATGCTGTATACGCCGTATACGTTTTTCTCTATTTGATTTAGATGTTTCATACCACATTATAGCAGTTCTCTAGTATACGTCAACTGTATTTTGAGGTTGACAAACCGGTTCAAGTGTTATATATTACACTACTGGGCTGTAATAAAGGAGCATAGCAAACTCCGTACCCTTTACTCTAAGTAAGCACACACATGCCCAGATATATATGCAGCACCGTATAACTTGGGCAGATACGTGAAAGCAGTATAGCTGGTTACTGTAATAATCATTATCAGCACGTAACAGTACACTGAGCTTACAGGTGTATTACAGTGAGAAGTTACCTCAGCAATATTGCACTACAAGTATGGTTGTAGCACCAAGATGCTTTGAATCATAGTATGATGTGTTAATACACACCCTTTTTACCTTAAATACAGTATAAGAAACATCAAGTATATGTGAATCCTCAGGAAAGACTATACACTAAACGGAGTATAGATTATGAGAGCATTACATGTACACTTGTACAAAAGCATCAGCTATCGTATATTAAGCGTTATAATAACGTTTGTTATATCGTTAGCACTAACAGGCAATATAAGTATCGCCGGTAGCATCGCTAGTATAGATGCAGTTATAAAGTTCGTGGTATATTTTTTACATGAACGTGCCTGGGGAAAGGGCATGCGTTGGTTGAAGAATAAGTCATGAGTTGGATTATAGCGTTCCGAGACGAACTTTGGGCCAACTATCCAGTTATATACACACTAGTTGCGTTGGGCATAGGAGCATACGTGTTGCGTTATGTATACAAACACGAGGTGCGTATGAATGAACAACACAAGTTTGAAAAGCGAAGACCATTTAAATGAAGTATTATAAAAGAGAAGTTCAAGAGCTCTTGCTATTTGCTATAGTAACTAGCCCATTGATTGTTATTGGATTGGTACACATATACCTAATTAATTAGTATACGGACTAACAGGAGGTCTAGGACTGTGTACAGGTCTTATCATTGGATACTTATCACTGCATAAACCCCAACCACCTACTAGTTCTAAGTCAGTAAACTTGTTTTCAAAGTCTAACCATATAGCACGTTCGTGAATGGGATATACATCTGGGTAACACCATATGTATCCTCTGCTGGTAATTGTTACTGTATCCTGTTGATGCCAAAACGTATGAGCACCCAAGTCTAACAGTTTACCCAATGACTGTAGATCCTTTGCATGACAAAACCAATTGTCTTGCATTATCAATTCAAGCGATACCGGTTGTTGTGGATCATCATGTCCAAAATACAATTGCCCATTATGGGTTTGTATATCTACTTCCACTGCACCACATACATCATAAGCATGCAATAGGTATTCTATACGGTTCTCGAATGTTGGTTCAGCTCCGTTTATGTTTCCTCTATGTGCTACGAATTGTGTCATTGTAAAAGTCCTGTTTAAAATATTTATCTAATCGTTTTTCTCGTTCTGCAATATCTTGTATTGTGAATTGTAGTTTGGGAGTTTCGTTTAATGCTTGTTCTACTATTGAAATAACCTTAGACTCTAATCCATTTATATGACCAAACTTATCTTGTAGTAGTTTAATATGTTCTCTAATCTTATGTTTCTCTTGATCAACTATGTTCATGATTGACAAGTGAGGTGGGTGATGCAGTATATCAAACGAACTATTATTAAACTCAACTGTGTTGTTTAACCATTCAACAAGTTTATCCAATTGCAAAGCACCTATACTTGATATAACTGAATGTGTTCCTATCTCTGTATTCACACCTGGTATGTTTTTAAACTTATCAAGGTTTGCATTAATTGTTTCCCAATCGCTTTGTCCTGGTCTTAGATAGTTGTTTAGTTTTCCATATGCATCAACACTTAATATTATTCTAACTTTTTTAATCTTTTTCCAATAGTTTATAATGTTTTTGTTGGGAAATATAGTTCCGTTTGTGTGATAAACAAGAGTTAATTCTTCAGGACGATTTGTTTGTGTAATAAAGTATTCGAGATATTTGTAATGATCCTTTGCAAGAAGTGGTTCACCGCCTACCATTTTTATATTATCTAGTTCACTCCAGTCGTGATCAAAGTTACTTAGTTCGTTTGAGATAACACTTGTATCTACTTTCATTTTGGGATTAACAATTAAACTCCACTTACTACTAGCTTCTGGACTACACATTCTACAAGCCAAGTTGCAATGCGTACTAAATGCTAGTTCTAAATCTCTTATCTTTGGAGTTGTATTAATATACTTGCCGTATGACTCATTCATTCTGTTTCGCATACTAGTAACACCAACTTCTTCTTCGTTTGTACATTGTTTACATTGAGGTATTACTTCTCCGGCTTGCATCTTTTTTCTAACAGTATTAAAGTAATCACTGTTAATTGCAGCTTCTATGCCATCTGATATATGTGGTAAAGTATCACGTTCGCCTGTAAAGTTTGCTCTCCACCTACAACATGGATATACTTTCATAGTTACATCAACTCGTCCGTGTGACCATAATGCCGCACAGATACTATCTGACATTAGTATAATTCCTTGTACTGTTCTAGGTCTTCTGGAGTTCCTAGTCCTTGCATAACATCTACTTCCATGTGTTTAATATTACCAATTCCTTCTAGTGCTATTGTGTAATTAAATGTAGGACAAGTATAGAACTCGTTGTTAACTCTATCGTTGGCTTTCATCATAGCATCTACACTTTGTATAAACTGATTACCATCTCTCCACCAATAGTAACCTACAGTTGCCCAATTGCTTATGGGATCTTTTTCAGCTACACGTTTGATGTTTTGTCTATCGTCTACCATTGCGTAACTCCATTTCTTTGATCCATCGTCGCAGTAAAAGTTTGGAATCATTCCACTGTTATAGGGATTGTTCATAATGCTTTCTGCATGCTCGCTATCCCATTCTATGTGTTGATCACAGTTACTAATAAAGATACTGCTACCGTCTTCATAATGCTCTCTTGCAGTTAGTATGGTACATGCAGTACCTTCTGTTAAGTAGTCTAGTTCAATCACATGTGCATCAGGATACCATTCAAGGACCCTTGATCGTATATCATGTTCTTTGCGTACAATAAATATGCGTTCATCAAACTCTAAGTCTATGCAACGCTCTACGTGTACAAACATAGGAACATCTCTTACAGGTATCATTGGCTTGGGTAAATCATAACCCACTTCGTCAAAGCGACTTCCTTGTCCAGCCATTGGCATAATTAGTTTCATAGTTTCTTCATTTCCTCTATAGTGTGATTCACATCTATTACTCTAACAACTTGTGCACCTGTGCTTAATGCACATTGTATTCCAACTACACTATCTTCAAATATAATAGTATTGTCTGGTGTGCTGTCTGTCCATCTCATACAATCAAAGAATGTTGTTGTATCTGGTTTAGCTGGAAAGTCAGTTGCAGTATTAATTTTCTCAAACACTTGTTCTCCTGAATCGTTGTACAATTGCATAATACTTAAACTTCTGAGTACAAATAATTCTGTGGCATTACTTGCCACACATAATTTATATTTCTTTTGTAGCCTTAGCATTTCATTACGTAATTCTTCGTTGTACTTTATATACTCTGGTAAGTGTTCTTGTGTATATGCTTGTTTAATATCGTTTAACTTATCTCCGTTAAAGTCGTAACCCATTGTGTGTAGTATACGTATCTTCTCACGTGTTGGTCTGCCCTCTATGTCTTCATTGTTAAACTCTGCACTAGGACAAAGCTCTTCTACTGCATTACGAAATGCAGTTTGATGTAACTCTTTACAGTCTGCTAGTGTACCATCGAAGTCAAATATTATAGACTTATACATGTTCCATGACTAAGTTAACTGCATCTTCTACAGTAATAACATCGCCCGCAAAACTATCTTCTGGTAAAATTATTCCCATGCCATCTTCGATTGTTAGTTTGATTTCTACTTTATCTAAACTATCCAAACCCAAGTCTTCACCAAATGTAGTATCCATATCAAACTTAGAACCGTCATCTAAAAACAATCCCACTGTTAACAATGAATACATTTTTTCTCTTACTTCTTCTTTATTCATTTTATTTTCCTTATTCTTGTATTGGTATACTTTTTGTTTTAGCAGTCTCTTTGATTCCGCTTGGTTTATACGTTTGTATATACCTACTAAGCTCGTCCATATAATGATGGAACGGTTGTATAACTTGATTACCTTGTACTAGTTGTCCACGTCTCCAACATAACGCACTGTTATGTGATCCAAATTCAACAGTTGCAACCCATAGTTGTGGTCGTATGTAATACATAAAACAACATTGATTACATTTTAAATCTGGGTTATTAAGTCTTACACCTGAACCTGTACTAGGATGATAACCATCACGTATTGTTTTAATAGGGTTACGTGCTTCTGGTATAACACTTTTAATATACTCATCTAATTGTAAACCCGTATAACTTGTTTGTTCACCTTCATCAAATATCTCTTCGTCCCAACGACCTTGTTTAGCCGCAGTTCGGAAACGTATGTTTGTTATCTGTCCTGGGTGTTGTAATGCCTTATCATAAAATTCTTTTACTAATCCTTCATTGAGGCCTTTAACAATGATAGCATTAATACAAACACGTCTGTATCCTAACTCCATCATATTTTCTAGTGCCTTAACTTTTTTCTCTCGTCTGCTCTCGCCATCAATTTCAATATACCAATCATCGTGATGTAGTCCGCCGTTCATTGACAATGACACATTCACTGTTGGGTTTCTATCAAGTATTACTTTTAATTTTTTTGCGTAGTTCATGCTTGCTAAACGCAAACCATTTGTAACTACTGCTGCCTGGTGTCCGTATTTTGTACATGCATCTAAGGCTCTACCCAAGTCTCTGTATAGTGTTGGCTCTCCACCTAACAGTCTAAAGTTAACTGGGTGTGGTAACTTAGCACACACATCTTCAAACCATTCAATGTCCAGTGTACTATATGTTCTAACTGGGTTATAACAAAATTCACATTCCATATTACAATCGTATGTCATGTCAACGTACAAAAAGCTAAAAGGATTGTTTTCAATATCATATTCGGGAATGCTATGAAACAACGGTGGCTTATCATCTAAGATAGTAATATTATCCTTAGTAGGATCACCAGTCATAGGCAAGTTCATTTCTTCATATGACTTAGCATCTACTCTATCTAAAGCACTAATGTTTTTTTGTTTGTTTGTCATGTTTTTCCTTTAATAATTTTGTAATACAAAGTCTTGCAATGTTATTGCTTCTCTGATAATCAATATACTTGTCATCGGTTGATGTAGCAAGCCATATACAATCGCTTGGAGTAATATTATAATTGCTACATACTTTTGTTTGTATATCTTTTAGTTTACTATGTACATAATTAATACTGTATGTATTTATTAAATGTTCTGCGTACTGAGTTGCACAATAGTTATAATACATTGCTTCGTTGTGTAATGCATGTAATTTAACATCGGGTCTTTTAGTAAAATACCAACCTGTACGTATATTACCTATGCCAAAACTTTTACTTAAACTAAAAAATACTTTTTCTATATTAGGTGTCATAGGTATTTTTTTAATAGGAGCACTTCCCACATACGCTATGTCAAGCACTACAGGAACATCAGTTGGAATATCTGTATAGTTCCCATCAATTGAACTAGGACACGATACGTAATGAACTGGCCCCCACTCAGGTGTAGAATGTGCAAGATAGTTATCTTTGTACAAGCTGTGTATTCCAGTGTCTACCCACTCGTAGTCGCCAATTACTTTTTGTATATTACGTTTCTCTTTATTCTGCCACCAGTTAATTGCTTCAGTTACTCCATTGACTGGATAAACAAAGAAGTCAGACAAGTCTATTACAGGTGATAACCATTCTACTATATTTGTATTATATGGTTGTCTTCCGTTAAGTGTTGGTTGTATACTGTTTAGTTCTTCTTGTACTTCGGGTAAGATAAAAGTATCTATCATCTTAGTAATCATAATAGTATTTATGATAAATATATACATACTTAATGATAGGAGCAAAGGCATTGATTTTAGTAAGTTTATGCACTGAAGATAAAGAAACACCATCTATAGATCCCACGTGGCCAATATTTAAAGCAAAAGAAACAGACATGGATGCATGGGGTCACTATGAATATTTTTTATATAGTAAATTTAAAGCTCACTGGAAAAATGGAGTAGATATGTTTACTAAGTTTGGAGATCATGAACTAGCAATGAACAATGCTATTGTGTGTGCAAGTAAAGGTAATTTTAACTTTAAAAGATTACTAGAAAAGTTTAAAACACTTCCACCAAATACAGTTGTATTTAACGAGTGGGCATTAGCAGGCAGTACCCAATGGCATACTCCTGAATCACATAACCCAGGTCCTATACCTACTGAGTTTGTTACTAGTTACAGTAGTTTTATGAAATTAGTTAGTTTATGGAAATGGATAGATAGTCATAAAAATCAACCAGATATTTTAGACAAAGATAAATGTTTTGCTATTATGCAAAGAACTATGTGGCAAAGAAATTTACAATACACTGCACTTAATTGGCCAGAGGAAAAAATTATTACAGATGAACACGGGTAAAACAAGAATGAAAGCATGGAGTAACACTAATCAAAATCATAGTCGAATAGACATTAAAAATATTGCTATATGTATGTATGGGCAATATAGAACTGGAGACGCTTGTTTAGAATATATAAAAAGATTCTATGACATTCCGGGCGTTAATGTAGATTATTTCTGCAGTTTGAAACCTTACGAAACTACGTATACAAGACACAAGTACAACAAAGAGAATAATAAAGATCTAATGGAACAAGATATTCTTAATAAAGATATGATAAATCATCAAACTAACCAAATAAAAAAACATTATAATCCAAAACAATTTAAAATATATTCACTTAAAAAAGAGAATCAACTAAAAGATATTGAAGGATCTATTATGCATTCTAAAGTATTGGCAGCTTGGGTAGACTCGATTATGTTAAAGCAAAAGCACGAAGCCAAACACAACATAACTTACGACATGGTTATTATGCAACGATACGATACAATTATTTGGCCCAGTGTTGCATTCAATAATATATTTCATAGACTACAAGGACTAGATGTATCACATAGAAGCACACTAGCAACCGGCGATAAAAATTTATTATTTTTTCAACCAATTGAGTTTATTAGAAAATACAATGGAACATTTGGATATCCAAACGGTCAGGACTTATGGGCAATAGGAATAGGAAACGCATTAGACGTTTGGGCATATGATGCCCTTGAACATATACCTAGTATGTATCAAAGTAACTATAGTCCTAGACAATTCCGTTCGGGGTACCCACACATTGATACACATGAAATGCTGGGTTCTATTACAAAGAAAATGAATATACCTCATAGTATGTTTCCTATATTAGCAAAAGATGGATCAGTTGCATTTCCATTAGAAAATATAAAACACAACAAATATTATCAAATGATCGCACCGATGGTTATTAGAGAATCATATTGGGAAAAAGGAAAAATTCCAAACATAGCAGAACTATCAGATAACGAGCTTGAAGATTTTTACAATGATGTTATGGTAGTTAAATGGGAAAGAGGCGACTAATGAGGTTTGAATCAAATAACATATGTGATGTAACTGATCATATAGTTAATAAGGATTGGAACTTTGCTAACAATAAAGAAAGTATAGAGTTTTCAAACCTAGCACAACAATATCATATAAAGTACATGTCGTCGACTTATGTAACAAACGAACAACGACAAATGTGCTTAGATAACTTTAGCAGTATAAAAAATATAAACAGCTTATACTTACAAGAATCATTAAACAATGCAACATTAGATCAAAATAACTCTGTTGCTTATATTGATAGAGGCAAAGAAAAAACTATCATAGCAATAAGTGGCGGTAGTTGGTTACTTGCTCTTTCCAGAAATGCAATAGAACATCAGTATAGTTGGATGTTTGACGAGTTCACTGATTATAATATTATAAGCATTGTTGAAGATGTAAAAAGAAGTCAACGTAATCCAGTATTGTTTGATAGTTGCTTATACAAAGGGATAAACGATAACATTGATAGTATAGAGAAATTAGCAAACTATATTAAAAATCTTATACCAAATACTGATTACAATATAGTATCTGATTGTAAAAACGGTCACAGTAGTTGTTTGCTTGCTAAGGAATTAAATGCTAGTAACGTTTTAATACAAAGCGGAACAAGTACATGTATTCCACTTTATACAAATAATAAAAAACATAATATAGAAGAATATTTTTTTATAGGATTTGAATTATCTCTGAGAAATATTTCTTTCTGTAATAATATACCAAAGAGTTTATGTACATTAAATAGTATAGCAAATACAATGCCAGACACAGACTTTACGTATGTACATCATGTAGACGATGTTGGCTTTAAGCCTTATATAGATTTAGTTGACGATAGTGTAACAAACATTACAAAAATTGAAATAGAAACAACACCACACACTTATAGTAATCATTATATAACTTTAGAATTAAGACGAAGTGGATTCTTCGTCGATTATTTTAAAAATCTTATCTAGTGTTTCTTCTGTATTATCTTTTATCTCATTGTATAAATGCTTATCGGCTTCGTGTTTAGCCATACACTTGACTGCTATGTTTTCTACTATGCCATCCGCTTTATACTGTCCTGCAAACATATGATTTAGTATTGATAGTATTACATCGTGATTGCCATCTTCAAATATATGCTTCCACCTAACTTCTAACATGCTGTTTTGTTTTCTTAGTTTATCTGCTACTGTTACTTGCCAATCGTGAGCTCTCTCATAATGTCTATCCTTAGTTGCGTACAACATATCTCTTATGTATTGTCTTGTTATTCCTGTGTAGTCTTGTAGCTTTACCATAGTCATTACATTAGTAAAATGACGTTCTTCAGGAAGAAGTGTTAAGTTAAGCCATTTTGTATTAGTTACATTAAACCTAGTATCTTGCTTACTGAAGTCTAATGGGTGATGAGTCATTACAATATGATTGTACTGATTCATAAATTCGTTTGTTGTTTTAAATAACTTGTTTGGTGGCTCTGGTGTGTAATCTGTCCACCATGGATCTGTTACTGCTCTAGATATCATACTTGCTAGGAAGCTTCCTCCTGCTCCTTGCAAAAATAATAAGTTAAGTAATCCTAAATCAGCGTGTAGTGTTTTCATAATATATCTTCTCTTCTTCCTTACATAAATTGTAAAAGTCTATATACTCTGGAAATGTTTTTAAGAAGTTTGTATCTCTTCTTCTATCATATTCATCAACAAAGTTGTAGAACCTTGTTCTATTTTTTCTTACTTCATTACTTTTTGTTAAGTAACTATTTGGAAAGTGTTGTGTGGACTTATTAATAACATCTAAAACAATTCTACGCATCTTGCCTGCCTCCCATGCATCAAACCCTAAGTTACCAAACCAATCGCCGTGTGTTACATTTTCATACATAAAGTCTATTGCTGGTACAAGATACTTGTCTATTAAATCAGGAGTAATGTTACTAGCATCTAAAAACTCTGGATGCCTTACATATGGAATATCTACTATTACACGATTACGTTTATTATATTTTTCATTTTGTCTTTCGTTCATTGGCCTAGCATCTTCGTTTATAGCAGGACGAGTAAATCCTTTTTCAATAAGCCATTTATCCCAACCTGTGTAATTGTAATCTTGTTTTAGTACCAGTACCCATTCGAGCATTTCTTTAATAGATGTAATACTTAATATATTAAATGCACTCATAATTGTTACACCTGCTCCATGTGTATTCTTTAAAAAGTATTCAATATTATCTTGCCATAGTTTATAGTCCATTCCATATCTTACGTAGTCGTTTCTATCTCCACTTGCTTCTGCACTAGTAAATAATATAAAGTCTTTGATACATTTACTTTCTTCTAATTGTTTTATTTTTGCAGTGAATTCTTCCCACAAGTCTCCTGGTGGACATCCGTTACTGTTAATAGCAAATGATAGTTTTGGATTTGGATTGTCTAATAGGAAGTCAATAACTTTCATTGTATCTTTAATAAGCAAAGGCTCTCCGCCGGTAATACGAAACGTATTCATATGCTTATATGCTTCAGGGAACCATTCCCAAAATGCTTCAATGTATGGATTGTGTTCACGTAATGGTATATGCTTCTCAGAGTCTTTTGCTAAATTAAATTCCATTTGCTCTAACGAGTATGCACCATGTTTTTTAATTTCCTGTTCCCACTGACTACTAAAGCCAGGACCACAGTATGCACATTTAAAATTGCATGTGCGTCCAAAACTTACTTCTACATATGTAGGAAATATATCTTCGTCTCCTACTAGTTCTGCTATTTTGTCATGGTGCTTAAAACTAAATGAGTCTAAACTTTTAAGTACACGATCACTTGTTTCACCGTTGTCTTCTACTCGCCAACAGTAATCGCATTCTTTAGGACGTATGCCGTTAAGCATATCTTTACGTTGTTCTTTTTTAAATTTTGTATTGTGCAATGCACTTGGATTCTTTTTAAGTTCGTCTAATGGAATTTTATGTGCAGTAGGGTGATGACAACTATGTGTTAATCCAGATCCAAGATGCATAGTTACTTGTGTCCACTTTGCTAAACAAAATCCTGGACCAGTGCTGTTAAGCATATTGGTCATTGCATTTTTATTTGCATCTGTTGGGTCTGTATTTTTTGTAACAGGGTTAACTTCCCATTCAAAATTATCTAGTTTCTTTTTAGTCATTTATTACCATAGCAACTGTATAGTCTTTTTCATCTGACACACTAAGGTTCCATGTACCTTTTACGTCAGTAATCACAATAGGTTGCTTACCGTTCTTTCCATATGAAAATTGTTTAGCATCTGTTATGCCGCTTGCTTTAATTGATGCTTCTTTTACTGCCCAACATTTTGATATATATTCTGCAGTAAGTTCTTTTTGTTTTTCTTGTTCTGTTAAAAATTGATCGGTGAATCGTGTTCCATACTTGTTATAGATTTTTCTAATTCTATTAATTGAAACTATGTCTACACCAATATTCATTTACTCTAATGTATCCTCTACTTGGTCTTCTCTAATTTGGGCGCCCATACGGCTTGGGTTAATATACACTTCTTTAAAGAATCGTGAACCTTCTTTGCCTAAGTCAGCAATTTCTAAATCTAGTTCTTTGCGTATTTCAAATCCAAGTCTATCGCTTTCTTCTTGTAATGTACTATAATTCCATTTCATTCCAGTGCGAGGACATAATTGATCACTGTTGGCTTCAAAGTTAGGTAATACATTTTCTTTATAATATTTTGTAAGCCAATCAAAGTCTCTAACGTTTTTCCAATCCCAATCAGTTCTAGTAATGTTTGTCATATGACATCCAAGCCTTGCACCGTATATTGCCCACAGTCCATTTTCTACATCATCACCTACGCTCATCCATGTAAGTAATCTTTTATAATTCTTGTCGTGTACTTTTTGTTTCAGTTGTGTAGGATCAATAACATCGCCGTCAACTAATCCCATCTTAACACCTTCACGGAAACCTGCACGCCAGGCTTGTAGTGGACTAGCATTGTTCATTACATCACAATATATATTATTCATTTGTACGTAATTAATATTCCAACAGAAGTCTACTTGAGCTCGCTTATCTCCTGCGGGTGCATTCTCATGTGTTTGCATTCCATACACTACTTCTTTTGGCCAACACTTGATTCCACCATTGCCATATACTAAACCATTTACTGTGTTCTTGCCTGCCCAACTAATAACTTCTGTGCTTCTAACTCTACTCATATCTACTTCAACGCCAAAGAAATCATCTCTAACTATGTTGTCTGCATCAATAGTAATAAACCTATCTGTTTCGGCTAAGTCTGCAGCAGCCTTATGTGCCGCATCACTTCCAAATACTCCATGGCTACGTTTAGCCCAGGGTGCCTTATTAATTAAGTCGTTGTAGTTCTCGTCTGCGTTTGGTTCATCATAACTGATAAACACTATATCATACTCATTAATGCTTTGCATATTACTCATAATTTCTCCTAAATCCAATACACGATTCTGCTGGTGTTCTTGGTTTTGATCCATTAACAAAATGGTATTTCTTTCCTGTAGGACTAGTCCATATTTCCATTTGTCCTGTTTCTTGTTTATCTATTGCTTCTGGACCAAAGCAAGTAGATAATCCTGGATAAAACTTAATATCATCCCAATTACCTTTTTTACCTGGGTACTTAGAAACTAAGTCACGTAGTTCTTCAGCATATCTTTCTCTAATCATTTTTTGAAACTGATCTCTCTTTTCATCATAATCTTTATCATAATACCCAGAATTGCAACCAAACGTTGCAACATTATAATTCATATTTAATAGTGTAGACAATAGTACTCCAGCATGGAAGCCTTCACTTCTAATTGCTAACTCTTCGTTATATTCATCTGAGTTATCTGGCTCTGTGATATTTGCCCAAGGCTTATTAGTTCTTATACTTAATAGTATTGCTGGTGCTTGTATAATACCCAACATATGTTCTTTGAACTCTGTTTCTTTTTCTTCTTCTTGCATTACCCAAAATACATTATCTGCTAACCAAGTACGCAATTCTATATCTTCTTTTGATTGTCCTAGATATACCCAAAAATGAGTTTTAATACTACACTGACTAGGTATATTGTTTATTACAGTTTGTAAATATTTCAAATCGTCTAACGGTATGTTTGTATTTTCTGTTGAAAACAATCTAGCCGTATGCCTATTTTCCCATATACTTTTATCTAACATTTATCTTCTCCTGTTGAGATTGTTATATAATTACTTTTATATAACAACAATGGCTGCTTTGGCCATTTAAAATTTATTGTAGTATTATATGTTTTTTCTTTTAATAACTCTTTTACTGGAACTTCGATTGCACCTACTAAGTTATCTGGGCTCTTATCACATACAACAATTCGTATTTTGCTATATCCCTCAAAATAATAATCCTGTTCTTCAGATAAATTACTATCTACTGTTAACTTGTTATCTACTACGTTAATATTTATGCTAGTTAAAATATCACTAGTTGACGTTTGTACAACTGTATTATTTGAACTTGATGGAGCAAAATATTGTGTTTTTAATAAATTCCATCCATAATTCTTAAATACAGGTTTGCCATACATACTTATATTTTCCCAATCAATATGTCTATTAAGTTCTGTATCAAGATCTATTACTTGTGTTCCAGTTGTAAAAAGTTGTAATGGATCTAATTTAAGTATAGTAACTAGATAATCTGGGTCATTCTTTTTTGTAATGTATACGTCTAGTAGTTGCGTTTCTTCTGTTGATATTTCTGTTATATCGCTTAGGTTTTTAATACTTTTAATTTTAGTTGTGTTAGCATATACTACTGCGGTGTTATCATTATAGTATATACTAATAAATATTTCTGTGCTTTTTCTATTAGTATTAGTTAAGTATGGTAACAGTTTGTTATCTTCTGATTCCAATATTAACTTAGTGCTACGCTTACTTATATTCCATTGTTGACTAACAAGGTCCCATACAATTCCATATTTTTTTAGATTTGCTTGACCTTTTATAATCTTTTTACATATTTTATTATTACTTTGAATTTGAGTCAAGCCACTTTTTAGCTCTGCCAATGGAGTGCTGTTAATATTATATATTCTGCCTTTTTTGTCAAAGACTATATAATAAGTTCTATCAACGTTTTGATGTGGCTTTGTAAGTGTCTCTGTGTCCATTAAAAATATCTTCTGTTAAAAACTCTTGTTCTCTATAATATAAATTAGTAGCAACTGCATAATTTTGAATTTTTACTTTTGCATTTTCACTATTCCAGATGTTTAATCTATCTGTCCATTTATTCCATTTGCCAATTTCACCTGATGTTAATGTTACTGGCATGTTAGTTGTATCTATAATATTATTCAAAGTAGGATGCTCGTATAATATAATTGTGTTTAGTAAACTGTACATCATATCATTATCATACGCAGATGGAACATGTGCTTTAGAAAAGTAATGACTAAACACTCCTCTCCAGTTTTGCATAAACACATCTGCTAATTTAAAAAATGCAAGCGATGTATCAGTGTCGTGTTTGAAATAAAACATATGAGAGTATACTGGATTAAATTTATATTCTTCTAATATTTTAAATGTTTTATTTAATACAGGCATTGATCTAAAATTATTGCATTCGTTAATTAAGTAAATATCACATTGGTCTTCCAAGTATTCCCATATGCTATCGTGATTTTCTTTTACAAGACTTGCACAATCAATAACAATGTTATGTGTGTATGGTGTACACCAATATAGTTGCCAGTCGTTTGTTCTAGTACCAGGGTTATACCCATAAGGTAAATCTATTAAATGATCAAATACTTCTTTAAAATGTTCTGGTACACGATCAATATAATTAGTTACTAATGTTACACTAGCATCTTTATTATGTATCTTAATACTATATGCAAGTGCAGTTGCTTGCTTGTATTCAAAATCTTCCAACGCTAATATTACATAGCCTCTGTTTTCTTTAATCTGCATTAAACGCCTCCATTATGTCTACTAACACCCTGTCGAGTGCTCTCTTATTCATAACGTGTACATCTTGATTACTTGTGTTAACTAAAATATTCTTCCATTCTTCTTCCTGACTATGTGAAAGCATTATCCATTCGTTATCGTCTTTTACTTCTATGATATCATCTTTCTGACTCATGTTTACTAATTTTGTGTTGTCAAAATTTCCTAATAATAATTGAGTATCTTGCATGCCTGCTAATATATGTACTGCAATACTTACACAATAGTCTGTACGGAATAGTTTACTTGGAAAGTTATACAAGTATTGATAAAACTCATAGTTCTCTGCTACATGGGCCCATGTATCAAAAAACATTTTACTAAAGTCACTGCGATCAAAATACACAACTGTACTCCACCACATTTTAATTCCTGCGTCATATAAAAAACGTTCTTGTAGGGCAGGCAATTCATTTCTAAGTGTTGTTGCTCTATCAAACATACACACTGGTTTTTCATTATTAAAATATTTTAGTAAGACATCAGTTTTTACTATGTAATCAATATCTAATAATAATGTTTGTTCAAATGGACTGTATTGATATATTTTATGTTTGTTACTGTTATTGAATTGTGCAGCAAACTCTGACCACGGGCTATCATAGTGTCGCCTAGGATTCTTTTTCATTTCATCATTGGTAATAACAATATAATCAAATACTTCTTTAATAAGTGCAGATGGTTGACTTTCTTCTAGCCAAGACTCACTACCTTCATCAGTGATTAAACACACTGGAAGTTTTAAATTTTTCTTAACATACTTAGCGGCAGTGATTGCCATCTTAACGTAGTCTAGTTGATTATTGTTGTAGGCAAAGAAGCAAACACCTCTTTGTTCGAGAATTTCACTCATTACCAGTCCATTATTTTCTTAATGTTTCTTGCCTTCTTTAGCTTTTCGTTTTCAATATCAAATTCAGTAGTAGCACTTGTATATGCATCTACTAATTTTTCTAATAATTCTTTTAAACTTTTTACTGTAATAGGATTATTTTTGCTATCAATAACAATAGAACTTTTATGTTTTAAATCTATTAATGTTTTTACAAAAGCAATTGTTTCGTGATTAGCAATAAACACCCCACCTGCATGATGTACAATTTGTAGTTGTGCAACTCTGTTTCTAATGTTTCTCTTTTGATTGTTAATCGTTAAAGCATAGTTACTAAAGTCTAATGCCTTTTCGAGTCTTTCGTCCATAGAATACTCCTTTATTATATATGTATATAATACACTATTTAGTCTTGATTGTCAATGGGGGATTTAAGAGTTCTTTTCAAATAAACTGCCGTCAACTTGTGTCCAGTTTGTTGAGCCGTCTATAAAGTCTTCTAGTTGTACGCCAGCTGGTGCATCAACTGATGTCCACGCTTGTTCTTCTGTTACAGTAGGAGCTGATCTTTCCATAAATTGATAAACAGTTGATCCCACAGTAGCATATGGTACACCAGAGTCTGGTGATGGTGTAGTTACAGGTACAGTACTAGGTTGTGCATATCCTGATTCTAATGTAACATCTTGTGTAATAGCAGATATATCATCAGCATCTTCAACTAATATAACCTTAACATATATATTAAATCCACTAACTTCGTCTGCTTTTATTTGTATTCTTATTCTTCTACTGTTGTATTCACTATATGCATAAACATAAGCATAGGCATAAGCATATGCGCCACCCGGTCTATGCCTAAAGACACCCGCATCAAGTATAGTATTAAATGCAGGAGTAGGAGAATATAATATTCCATTATAGAATCCTTTGTTGATTCCACTAGTAGATATCACATCATAGTGTGTTTCTCCATTATCGTCATCTGTTACAACTCTACAAGTTTCAGCACCAATTCTAATACTATCAAATTGTTCAAATATTTCTTGCCAAAATTGATTATATGAACCACCACCTGTTTCCATACTTAATTGAAACGTAAGTTCGCCACCACTATTAAAAAAGTGTCTAGCCTCATTATAATCTGTAAATGTAAATTTATGAATTACTTCTAAGTCGTCTGACCAACTAACAGTATTAGTTGATGTAACTTCTGATAAACTTAAATTAAGAAAGTCTGTTTCATATTGATTTGTAAATAAATTATCTGTAAGTGTACATACATTGTTGTATAACGAAGTTGGAATTTTGCTACCTACTGTAGCGGCACCAACACCTGTAAGAGGAATTAGTCCTCCAAGTATAACATTTTCTTCTTTGTGATATCCACCTGCATTTATCTGTGCAGTAATTTGATTAATGTCGTTGAGTGTAACTATTTCAGTTGCTGCTGGTGTAGGAACAATTGCTGCTGGAGTTTGCCCCCATCCATATCTTCTATCTAAATTATCTCCAGTTGTGTCGTTATGTGTTGTAAAAGTAAACGGGCCAGTACTAGGGTCGCTCCAAAGCTCGTTATAATAATCAACGAGATCATTTAGGTCTTTGGCTTCTATTAAATCACTTGCTATGACCGAAGTAGGCTTAGACAGCATTTACTTTACTCCAACTATTACTTCAACGGTTCCTTCGCCTGTAGATGTCTTAGACTCAACCGCTCTTCCAACAACATGCTGGTATGTATATTCGCTTACATTTTTTTCTGATTGGCCATGTCCAGGAACACTGCTACTAATAATTCTATCGCCTTTATTAATTGTTCCTATAACCTTACATGGCGTTCTACCTATTAGTGCTACACCAACAGTGGTGCCATCTAGTGTACTGTTCATCAATAATGCAGGGTCTGTTGTTACTACACCAATTACTTTACTATCTAATGAGTTAACTGTTTGCGTAACTTCCTGTGCGTCATCTGTATTATTTGTCATAACAGTACCTGGTTCATATTCTTTATCTGAAGTATAAAGCTCTGCCACGTCAGCGTATTGTGCCGTAGTTGCAGTTCCGTGAAACTTCATTGACTTTGTACTATCTGTGTTTAAATTAATACCTGCTTTAATAGTTGCCGGACCGGCTACACTAATATCGCCTGAATCTCTAAAGTGAGGTTCAATGTCTGTTTCGGAAACATTAATAACCCAATCAGTAGTGTCTGAACTTGTAATCGATGTAAGTACTCCGTTTACTTTAGATACAACAACTGTATGAGCAGCACCTAATGTATCTAATACACTAGTTACTTTTGAATCTGAATCTATGCCAAGCCACGCACCATTACATCGTACAAACAATTGTTTGTCTACTGGTTTCCACCAAAGTTGACCTTCGATTGGATTACTTGGTGCAGTGTCGCTTGCAAAATTTTCTAATAAACTAACTTGGTTTTGAGCAATGTCGGCACCGTATCCAACATGATACTTGCCCACTAAACTTAAACTAGTATCTGTTACATTTACAGTTTCATCAGCAATATTAAAACTTCCGCCATTGTTAGTTCCTGTTACACCGTGTTTGCTAATTGTATATCCTGATGCCATATTATACTCCTGCTCTAATTCTTAGAGTATATAATATCTCTAATTTTCTGTTATTACTTTTTTGAATAGGATGGAATATTAAATGTGTTAAGTAAGTATCTGCACTAGACATTAATGCAATTTCGTCAAATACAAAACTATCAGCATCATCAAAATCTGATGCATTGTCTGTAGTTGGTCCAGATGGATCTGGTTCATTATAATCTAGTACAACCTTACATTCTAAATCTGTGTATGGTTGATTCGCTGCATTATTAACAGTAAACGTAGTTACTGCTTTTTGTAATGGGCTTACTGTTGGGTCCGCACCAATTGTTGCAGGACTTGGACTATATAATCCGTCTACTGATTCTCCAGATACTCTTGCATCTTTGTATGTTATATTTCCGTTAACGTCAATTGTAGTACCGCCAAAGCCAAACGCTAGTTTGCTTATAGCATAAGTAGTTCCTCCAGACATTGCTTGTGCTACCGCATATGCAAAGTTCTGAAAGTTAATTGCGTTATATTTGTCAAGTAAAACTTCGCCTGAATCAGCATCTGTGATTACAACGTGTCCTTCTACTTTAACATTTGAGTTTTCGTTTAATGTTTTCATATTCCTATTCCTTATACACTATTTATGCAATTCGTTAAATAGTATTATAACTCTATACCCTTGCCTAATGATTGCAACTCTTGTGCTTGTGTTGAGCCTGGGCTGTTTAAAATTGTATCACTTAACGTGTTATACTGATAATGACTTGGATCATCGTTAGCAAATGTAAGTTTTGAATTAGTTACATCTGTTATTGAATCTCCAGTGCTTGCAGGAACTTTAAATGTTCCAGCTAGTTCACGTTTTGTAATTCCTAGTGTTGTAGCATCTGCTACAACATATTCTATTAACTCACCTTTTATGTATGCGATACCAACACTGCTAAATGCAGTTGTGCTTGCTACACTTATAGTTGTGTCTGTTAACGTAAGTGGTGATGTTAGTGTTGTTTCTTTTGCTTCTGTTAATGCATATGCATTAACATGTCCACTGTAATCTTGTATATGTGCAAACGTTAATGAATCATTAGCATGAGTGCTACCTGACGCATTTGTTTGTACGTTAATTCTTAATAGTTCTAACGGCTTAACTTCTACTAAACTGTTTCTATTATCACCGCCTGTTGTATAATTAAATTCTTCTGGACTTATAAAGTCTGGTCCGCTAATAACGTCTGTTCCAGTTCCAGTAATATAATCTTCAAATGTTGTACCCCAATCTGGTGCACCGGCATATTGATCTCCGCCATACACTGCATCATATGATTGTGGTTTAATAGTTATAACTGTTTGTGGAGTTTCTGTAACAGTTAGTCCTACTGTTTCTGTATTAGTATGTCTAGTAAGTACCGTGCTTGATTTAGTATGGAAAGGTTTAACTTCCTGTACATAACCTATTATGTTATTAATTTTATTTTTTGAATATTTTTTAATTTTTGTTTGAATTGGATCTGTAAATTCTAATTTAACATATGTTGTTTTTCTAATCCAAGTTGTTTGTTCAAAAGAACTTAAAATATAATGTACAACACTAAAGAAGAATTTATTCATCTCATGTTTATTATAATCAACAAATATGTCATTATTTAATGCATCAATTAATGTTTCCCAATAATCGGCAATGTTTGCAAAATCCCAAGGTGTTGAGTCCCAAACATTTACATCCCATCCGCCAACTGCTGACATTAAGCCTTCGTCAAATTTAATTGTATTGTTCTTTTTAAGAACCAATTCCCAAACTTTATCTAAACTGTTATATGCATATATCTCACTTCTGTCAACAGCATCTACTTCATCAAATACTTTTAATTTAGCAACTGAATGTAAATTTTTATCAATACTATCTAATTCACTATATTTTTTAATTGTTATTGTATGATTGTAAGTACCTGTATAAGATTTTAATGTGTAATCAATCCACTTCCATAACAACTTAGGAAAGTCATTAGCTATAAGTGTTCTGTCCCAAGTGCCTTCAAACTCATCATTTAGATTAATATTTTTTAACTGAGTGTTAAGTGTTACTATTGCATTTCTTCTAGCCTCTGGTAAATTATTAAACCATGTTTGACCAATACTTAAATCATCACCATATCTATTGAATCTATGCAAAGACGAGTATGGTAGTGTAACATCGTTTATATCTACTCCTGCAAAGTTACGTTTCATTCCATTAATATAATACTCTGGAATTAAATCTGAATCTTTTGCAATAACAGTCCATTCATTATGTGAGTTATACTTATTGCCTGCTTTGTTAACTTGTAATACTGTATTGTTATCTTCAACATAATAATTAATATTGTCAACAATAATTTCGTTTTCGCCAGCAACTGCAAACCAACTTACACCGTTTACTGATGGACTTTTAATTATGTTAGCAACATCCGTTGCAGATAATGTTCTTTCATCTGATGTTGTTGTTTTGTTTTTGACCCAGTAATAATACACATCATTGTATGCTCCTGTTCCACTATTATATTCTTTTTCAGTTGTATAATAATATAAAGTTTCTTTTGCAACACTATCATATATAGAGTATGCTTCACCTGTTGCAACTGTGCCAAATATTTCTTTTGATTCAGTTACTGCATCAGCATAGTCATCTGGTGCTACATTTGATTTAATCCATTCCCATACAATAATTTCTGCACCAGGGTATAGTGCTCCCCATTGTGATGTTTTGTAAGCCAGGTCTGGTCCTTGATCGTAATCGTAATATCTTGCTTTACTTAGATCCCACCATCTAGTACCAATCTGTTCTGTACCCCATGCGTTGTCTAAGTCTTCTGCATAATTATCATCTGTTGATGTATTATAAATTGCGTTATCAGAAAAATTAATATAATCTAAATTTTGTTGAGCAATTCCAGGAATAATCTTTCTCATTGGATCCCATGCTTCTAGTTGTACTTTAGATTTGTTTTCTTTGTGATTGTAAATTAATACACTGTCTACATCTGTGTTAGTAGGTCTTGTAGTATTAACTCTAATAGGAGAAGTTGTACCTTTCTTATATACATATGTTCCTCTTACACCATCAACATAGTTAAGGAATGTATGAGCACCAGTTGGTATGTTCCAACGTGACAAGTTTTCTGCACCTGTTATGTTATTATAAGCTGAAGTACCATCTCCATCTCGTTGATCTATATTTACAAATCTAGTAGTCACTAATGGCATAATTGATACTGCGTTACCACACTTCTCAATATACTCATCAATATAAAATACTTGATTATCGTTTGCTGATACTTTTGTTACTTTATGTATACCATCAATTGTTGGAGTAGTATCTGTATTTAATAATTGTACCCAATCTCCTACTTCTAATCCATGTGGAACATTAGTTGTTATTTCTGCATCGTTTCCATCTTTACTTGAAGTACCAGCACATATACCACATGTGGTTGGTGTGCCGCCATTTAGCACGGTTGCCGCATTGGCAACTGCACTTGGTAAACTATATAATGGTGTAGTACTACTTTGTGTTACTTGAAGTACATTCCATCCCCAGAATTTTGTAACTACTGATCCAGAACTTTCAACTTCAAAATCACTATCGTCTGCAATTAATATATTATATAATGCAGGATCGTTTGTTATCTCTGTAAAATAATTTCTATGTTCAGTGTCCCAATCGTTTTCAACATCACCTTCTAATGCAAATATAGTTCCTGTGGCTAATCCAATTTGCGAATTGAATGTTGTATCGCCTAACTCTAAACTTGCCGCTGTGGAAGTTATTCTAATTGCATTTCCAACTACAAGAATACTGATATCTGTTATACTTGCTGCAGTAAGAGCCGCTTGTATATCTGCTACTGCTTCTGTGTATGTAGCCTTACGATTAACTTGTGTTGTGCTAACTGGGTAGTTTGCATTTAACCCTAATTTTGCTACTGCTGATCCAGTTAACGATAATGCTTGTGATCCATCTGTATCTGTAAGTACTAAATTCCCACTGCTAACTGTAGCAGTTATACTAGATGAAAGTGCAGATGTATTATTAATTTGATCTCTTACTTCTTCTACAGTTAAGTTAGTTGGAGTAATTACACCTGTTACATTTTGAAATGCTTGCTTCTGTTGGTTAATTGGACTTGTAATAAATCCTAAATCGTTGTTAGTAGAACCTGCTTTTAGTACTAAACTCTTATTTGGATCGTCTGCGTTAGTTCCACCATATGATAATTTTAATGCATCATACACAGCACTTGTGTCTAATGATGCTGTAAAGTTTGTGTCTGTTACTTGTGAATTAATTCTATCAACAACTTGTGATGCACTCATCTGGTCTGGTTGATGTACTAGCGTTACTACAATAGCATCATTTAATGCTGGTGCTGAATCAAATACTAATGACTGTCCTGTAACTGTAAATGCAGTAGTTGAACTTCCATTTACGGTTACACTGCCTACTCCATATGTACTGCTACTTAATGTTTCTGCTATTGTAAATGTATCTGTCATAGGTCCTTGACCTGTAAAGTTTTCAGTTTTGTTTGCAGGTGTAGTATCAAAGTTAACTATATAATCAGTATCTGTAACTACTCCACCTACTGTGTTTCTAATAGCAATAGTAATACTTTTACCAGTAACATTTGTAAACACTGGTGGCCCTGCGTTTGCAATTATTTCTGCTGGCCCAATTACTGTTGCAACACTATCTTGTTTTGAAAACGTTATAGGAGTCATACTTCCTGAGTATCCTATGTTAAGTGTTTCGCTTTCTAAAAATGGAGTAAAGCTAGAACCAGTAGCAACAATATCATCGAACACTGTATTTTGTCTTTGGATAGTTACTGTTGTTCCACCTATGTTTGCTACAGTGTCATACTCAATTACTTGTTGTGTTCTAGCTAATGCAGAAGTTTCTTCAATAGTAGGAGATACTAAATCTAATCCTGTAAAGTTTTCTATACATTCCCATAGCTCGCCTCTATAACGGACCTTGTCGCCTTTCTTATAACTTGTAGTAGAATTCCACGTAGGAATTATTGCATAGTCGGCTGTACTGTCAAATACATCACTAAGTTGAGTTGAATTTAAAATACTGTATTTTGTTTCTGCTTGTCTAGGTTCACCACCAGTAAGTATGTCACTTGGTGAGTCGTCGTAACTTACTACATTAAATGTAATAGATTTATCATTGACAATCTTATCTGATGTTGCTACAATTACATTAGACTCATTCCATGTTGTATCAAGTGTTAATGCTTGTGGTGATGAATTAACATCACTTGAAACGATTTCTATTTCTAATGCATTGTCAAAATCATCATTACCAAGATATGATTGTCTAAACATATATTGCTCGTGTGCTGAAACAGTTGTTTCACTGTTATGTAATATATCGCTTTTACCTATGTGTTCTATTGCACCTAGTGTACCTTTTTCTTTTATTAAACCTTGATGATATCTTGTAAGTACATTTTTATTAATACCCAAGTTATCTAGTAATTGTCCTTCAGTATTTCCTATTGTTAAATCTTTTGCTTTTGAAAAACTTTCATTAAATTCGTCTACGTCGGTTCTGTATATGTCATCTACTTGTTGAACTGCACTATCAAAGTTTTGAACAATATGATCATCAACAATTAAATATCCTGGTGCTTTCTTTTCACCTGTCCATTGTTGTGTTCGTTGTCCAGATATTAAAAGTCTCTCTTGCATATTATTTTTAATATCATCAAATATGTTTATTCCTAGTTTTGTTTTATTTTCAAATATAACAATGTGTTCGTAATCTAATACAGCACTAGTGACACTTGCTATGTATGTATTATCTTTTGTTTCAATTGTAGCTGTGCCATCTGTACGTTTAATACCTAAACTACTGTTGTCTATTTTTTTATAATCAAATGCTAAAATATCGTTGGTATTATATGACAAGCGATTATATTCATATACATGACCTGTTGTTGGAGCAAACTTAACTTGCTTACCTATTTGTAAAGTTATAGTATCATTTACTTCTGCTGTTAATGACCATTCAACAAATTCTATTGCAGAGCTATCTCCGTCTTGTGATGTTGTATAACCTTGTGTGCTTAACCAATTCCAATAACCTCTTATAAAATTATATGTGTCTTGTATTTTTGAAAGTTGAGAACCGTATTCAATAATACTAGGTACTGTAACAAACTTATTATATCGTCTTATTGATTGTTGTCCTGCAACTGTTTGTGTTGTGTAGTCTGTAGCATTAACTAAATTAGGTTCATAAAATTTAAATTCTCTTGTGTTATTGTTGAAACCATTTATTTCATATCCTAGTCCTTGTTTTGTAATAGTTACAGAACTTGCAGTAATTAATTTATTTACTGCACCTTCGTACATATTAACATTAAAATCTTCTATTCCTAATTCAAAGTCACCACTTGCACTAGTATCAGAATATACATTTAGTAGATGTTTATTAGTGAATCCATTTATTTTTGCTTGTAATTTTGTTGATAATTTTGTATATAGATCTTCTAAACTAACATCAATATTATTTCTAATTACATAATTATATTGTGCTTGTGCTATACCATTTGCAGTAAACGGAACTTGCTGAAGTTGTATATCAACATTTAATGTATTGACTACTGAATCTGATCCATGATAAGAAACAATAGGATGTCCAGTAAAGTTTAATCCTCTATCTATTAAACTAAGTATGTTAGTTGATCCAGTAGCAGTGTCTGTTGTAAACCTATATCTTGCTTTAGCAATAGTACTTAGATTATCATCCAGTACTTTAAAGTATCCTGTATCTTCTAATGTGTCTGCTGATGTATTTTTAAGTGTTAAACTCTGAACAGAATTCTCATATATTTTTCCTGCAATCTTATAATCTTTAGCAGTAGGCAATACTTCAGTGTAGTAATTTATATTTGAAATAACTGAATTATGTTTTCCAATAATACCTGGTTGGAAAAAATCTGCCCATGCTCTTGCAGGATTTAATTTTAATACTGCATCTAATAATACTGCTTGTCCTTCTGCACTAAATCTCCATTGTACTTCAACTGGTCCCCAATCACCAAACACAAAGTCTTGTTCTTTATCAACGTTTGATGGAGTTCCTAAAACTGTATCTGGGTCTTCCAGTGTACCGTCAGTTTTAACTGGGCACTTGCCTGTTGGAACATCTCTCCAATCCCATGTGTATCTTGCGTTGCGTAAAACTTGTATATCGTTAATGCTTGGATTTGAAACTATACCGTTTGTTAGTGCGTTAATTAATGCAGTACGTTTAGTTGCGTCTGTCCAACTGTAATGTGTGTCCCACCATGTTGGTTTAAATGCATGTCCTAGCATGTGCCAAGGAGTAAGGTGTGGTGTACACGTTCCAAATATATGTGTGTATGCACCTTTCCAATGTCCTGGCATTGATTCGCTACCAAGGGATAATGTACTGTAATTCCAAGTAAAAGGATCTGCAGCATCATAGTAGTTGTCTGTGTTTAGACTTGTAATTTTATTTTGTGTTGCCCATCTATAATAATATTTTTCTACATAGTTATTTAAATCATTTAATGCAAACCATGTATCTACATGTTCTGTTGGCAAGTAATCAACTGGAGAATTAAATCTATCTCTTCCTTTATTCTCATCATTATACATATAATCTTCTTTAACTAATCCTGCATATATACGTTTTTCTAGTTCGTATATTACTGCGTTTACAGGATCAAATGTTGTAGAATCTATATCTATTAAACTAGATTCGTTAGTAACACTAATTTGTTTACCGTCATGTGTGTATAGTATGCCGTTGTTAACTTGTGGCTCTACACCATATGCTAATCCAAGTTTTACCATACTAGGAGGAACAAAACTATTTTCATCCATTTTAATATGATAAATCTCTATTGTAGGTCGTGTCTTATCACTATCTAGTGTACTTTCATAATCAAGAGTCAGTATAACTGTGTCTCCTAAAAATTTATAATCTCTATCTTTTAGAAGAAGTCTACGAACTTGTTTATCATTTCCATCATGTTCTGTTAAGTAAACATATACATGATCTCTTATGTTAACATCTCCGTTAAATATAAATCTTGTTTTAAATATCTTAGTAAACGTTGATGGAAGACCTTCTAATGTAAATGTTTGTTGATGATCGAGATCACCATATAGCATATTTGAAGTACTGTATAAACTATTTGTTTGTTTATTTCTAACAATTTCATTTATTGCATTATCAGTTAGCTCTTGTATATTCTCTGCACCAATTGTGTATTGTCTTTTAGCCTGAGCTCCTACTCTTGTTCTAAATGCATCAAACTCTTTTCCTTGCTCTACTAATGCACCAGAAAGAGTTAAATGTTTGTTAGAGTAATTAATGTCATGCAGTATACTATTGTTTTCGTGTATAAAAATAGTTCCGCCATTTTGTGTTGTATGTGGTATGCTGGCAAAATTATTCTCACCATATAAACTACCATCAAATCCTGGCATTGCATTTATCTTATCTGTCCAGTGATTAATAGTTTCACTTATTGTAAATGTTTCAACAAGCGAGTTACTTGAGTTATGTATGTGTGTATCAGGTAAACTAATATTAGTTGATTTGTTTGTTAAATCATTGCTTCTCCAACTGAAGTCAACTAAATCATCTATTGCTAATTCACTCTCGTCAATTGAAATAGTTGTTGCGTTAACTGTTACTTTTGTTGGGTTAATATTTTTACCGTTAATTGTAAGTTTATAAAGTGAACTATCCCAATCATCTGTTATAATAAAAGATTGTAAAATTGTTGTTCCATATGCAATAATATCAAAATGAATATCGTTACTTGATGCACTTGTTTCTAGGGTTATTTTATTACCTGATCTTGTAAATGTAATTTCTGGTATAGATGTTATTTCAATATCTACACCATGTGAGAATACTTTTAATGATAAGTCAGTTAAATTTTCAAATACAATTGTTTGACTTTTACCTACTGTATATAATTCTGCATTTCCTATTTGCATTACGTTATTAGTTCCATCGCCATATGCAGTTGTAATAGAAACGTTATCGTTTATTTTATGAATTAAATATTTTGAATCTTGTCGCCAATTGCTGTGTCCGTATGGAATTTCTAATGATGTGTCTATAGTATCTACTTTATATTGTGCAGTATTAAATGCACCAGCATTAGTACCTGCTTGTGTGTAAATAGTTTTTAACACATTCTTTTGTTTAAAGAAGTTATATCCTACTTGTTCTTTTGAGTAGGTTGCTTTTGAATATTCTGCGTTTGAATGATTAGTATAATACTTATTTGTTAATATAAAGTTTTCAAATTCATATTCAGCATATTGTTTTCCTGTGTCTTTATAACATAATGGAAATCCTAGTTCAGTGTCGTTAGCACCTGTTCCTTCTTTATAACCAAAAATCTTATCACCAGTAAATGATTTATTACATCCACCTTCTAAAGGAACACCATCTGTATTAAAAAACTTATATAACGGATATTGATTGATTTTTGTTTTTTGTTGTGCTAAAATAACTTTAGTGCCATCATAGTATCCATCTGCTTCTACCCAACTAGTTTGTGTAGTAGACTTAATAGAAAACGTATCGTTTACAGTTAGTGATTCAAATGTGTCTGTACCGCTTGCAACTGTGTATATTCTATCATTTACATCACTATTGTCTACGTATAGATACTTGTCTCCTACTGTTGTTGGTTTTGCATCTGCTTGTGCTAATCCATATACAGCTCCAAGATATTGCCCAACATAAGATGCTGCATGGTTCCATAAATGTATACCACAGTTGTATTCTATAATAGGTCTCAGTGCTTTTCTTTTAATATTTTTAATTTCAGTAAAATCATATGTAGGTATTAGTTCTTGTAATTTTTTAATTGTACTAGAATTAACCCAATGATTAGCCCTACTCCATGCTGTTTGAAATGAATCATCTTTAGCAATTACAATATAATCTTTTTGTGGGTCTACTGCGTATCCTTCGTCGTACATTAAATTATTGTCTGGTGATAGTTTTGTATTCGCTAATGCTATTTCGTCAGTGGTTGCAGCCGTAATAGATACATTACCTGTAGTCTCATTAATTGTTAGTGAAAATATATCAGTACTATTTGTTATACCTGTGTGTGTCCAACTTCCTGTAAATTTTACAAGAGTGTTTTTAATAAGTTGTGTGCTGTTAGATTCCAGTTGTGGGAAGTTAAATCCATCAAAGTATGGTAGTCTTGGATTTGATGTATTATAAGTTGATAATAGTTGCTCTGGAGAACCACTGTAGCCTGTGTTTAATTCTGCATTGTGTAATATACCATTCCACCATACACCATCATTGTTCTCTGAATGTTTTACTGTATTGTTATAAACTCTAATATTGTTTTCATCAATATACTCATATAACTTATGCTTGCCCGACGAGCCCGCTACTATATATGTTTTATTTAAAACACTTGAATCCCAACCGGAACCAGTGAATTTAATAAGCATATTGTTTTCAACTTTGAATGTATTATTATCGTCAACTAGAGTTGACTTGCCGTTAGTTTGTATATCTGTTATTGGATTTTTACTAGCACCTGTCCATATACTTTCGTATACTGGTAATTCTGGTACCCAGTGGTAATTGTTATAATTAACAAACTTGTCAATATCGATTGGTGGATTAAAAGTATATCTATTAGATGAATATGCCGCATTGTAATTATATGTAGCAAAGTTAGAATTAATAGAATTTGCAATATCATCAAATGTAATTGCATTAGTTAATTCTTTTTGTTTATTATATGAAACAACTGCTGGCTTTAATTGATTTTTAGTTTCTTTAGTATCTAGGTATTCGTCGCTTGCTATTGATACTTTTCCATGTTTGCTTCCTACATAGCCGTGTATATTTTCTAATGGTCCTTTAGAAACCATTTGATCTAATGTGCTATCTAGCCAACTCTTATTAAGTTCTGTTTGAAAAACACTAGGTAAAAAATTACTAGATTTTACATTGTTGACGTTTTGAGGTCCTGCTTTTTTCTTAGCCATTTATTAACTTCCTGCTTTAATGTTTGCGTCTGTAATATTTGTAATAATATCTATATCATCTACATCAACATCTGGTATAATTAGTTCATCACTGCTTGGTGTATATTCAAACAAGTCGCCAAATATACTACCTGCTCCTTGTGGTACAATAACAAAACTACTTAATACACCAGCCAGCTCTTTATGTACGTATGCCGCTAACTCTGTAAAGTAAAATGTTTCGCCAAATTCCCAATTGCTTGAATCAAAGAAACTGTTTATAGCTGATACTGTTTTTGTTTTTAAATCACTGTCAGTAATATTAGAACCAAATAATTTAATTATTCTAAACCTTGCTCTGAGTTGTGATTCTGCATGTGTTCCAAACATTGGTTTATACTTAACTGGTTTATATACTATAGTATCACTTATTGCTTTTTTGCTAACAATGTCAGCAAATTGTGTACCTAACTGATAACTAGTTGGTGGTGTAGGTTCTGTTAATGTTACATCATTTAAATAATTTTTATATTCTATATCATATGATTTTGATAATGCAAACACATCAATAATATTAGTAAAACTAGGATCAACTACTTGGTTATCAGAGGCAATATGTTCCCATTGAAAGTTTACTGGTATATCATCTGTTGCTTTTAACGAACTGTTAGTGTTGCCCGATGTTGTACCGGCTACATCTCTAAACACATCTGGGTTATCTGGTCTACTATCTGCATTAGTGTCAACTAGTGTTAGTCTGTAGTTGTCATTGTTATATCCATAAACATAAAATGTTCCTGTGTTTGTTATTGACGAACCACTTGCACCTAACATAGTAATGATATCTCTTTTTGCTTTTTTAGTATAGTTTCCTATTTCTAATTCGTTTGTAATGTTACCCAATGATACTTTATCACTTTTAAATTCTATTCCTAATTTTCTTAAATAGATATCATATGCTATACTTGTAAAATCAAAATAAATCAGCCAGCTTGTATTTTCTGTATCAAAGTTTTCAGGATAAACGGCATTTGCTGCAATACTATCTGAATCTGGTTGAAAGTCAACTAACCATTCTTTTGTTGCTGGTTTATATTTTAAACTAAATCCTCTTTTTGCTTCTAGCATATCAATAAGTAATTCTTTTTCTCTAGTAGAAAATTTCTTAGATAATGCAGGATATATAATTTCAACTGTACTACCTGTTAATATTCCAGCATCTAATACAATTGCACCAGTACCATCTGCTTTTTTACCAGTTGGTTCTCCTGCGTTACTTCCTGTGCCTTCTATACCAAGACCATGTCCAACAACATTAACAACCTTTGCCCATTTGTATGTAGTTACATTTGGAGATACTGTTGTATCAATGTGTTTAAATTTAATCATTGCTCCTGGTGTAATATATGTTGTATAATCTGCTACTGTAGGACCTACTCGTTTTTTATTAGCTGATGCATCTGCAAAGTAACCATTTAGTACGTTACTTGCAGTAGTATTATCAGTGTTCCATGTGTAAGTAGATGAAGATTCAACGCTTTCTGTTGTATCTGTAGAAAATCCATAATTTGGATCATTTGTATCGCTAACAATAGTTCCATCAAAATGATTGGCTGCAACTGCTAGTGCTACAAAATGTTTTCTATATCTAGTGTAATATAAATTTACTAACTCGTCATTGTTTAATATATCTTTAACATATTTGTCATATATTAATTTTGCATTTTCAGTAGATGAAGTAGAAAATTGTTCTAAATTTTCTTTCCACTCTAACTCTGCATCGTTGCCTGACAAGTATAAGTTAGTGTATGTTCCAGTTGGATCAATAAATTTTGAATATCTACTGTGTCCACTAAATGTTCTATTAATACTTTTAATTTTTAATATGCCGCCGTTTGTATTACCTAGCATTGTATTGTAATCAGTTGCAGTAATCATTCTATCTTGACTGGCGTAATTTTTTGGAGCATTTTCTCTTATCTCATCAAGAGTTTCATTTGTACTCGCACTTGTTATTGATTGTTTAAGTTGTACAACAAATGATGCAGTGTAGATATTTCCATCAATGCCTGTATAGTTTATTTGTATTTTTTTACTTGCTAAATCATCTGGTCTTAGAATGTATGTATTATTAACACTGGTTCTATACCATACTCTAATAGTATCTTTTGGAAGATTGCCAAATGTGCTATCAGGAAATAAAACTGATATTTGATTATCTTTATTTGTTTTAACGCTGAATATATCTCGTTCACCTGTTTCTAAGTTATTATAAATTACATTGCTGTTAACATCTTTAACTTTTGTCCATTGCTTAACAACATTACCTGTGCTATTAACGTTTTGTACCCATACATCAGAATTATTTACATTCTTTACATTAACATCTAATGACATACTATCAACTGGATTGTCTATGTTGAAATCTTGAAATTGTAATTTTCCTTGTTTAATACCAAAGAAAAATCCAGTATTAACACTGTTTATTCCTTTGCCATCATCCTTAAAGTACATTCCAAAACTTCCTATTGGGTCTGGATATTTTTCTGCAAACGATCTTGTGAAATTGTCATAGTCACTGTTTATAATGTCAAATGGTGCAGACTTTCCTAATACTGATCCTTGCACATCAAATTTAATTTGATTAGGTGTATTGTTAATATCGTAAAAATCTGTTTTTATATTATTAATTACCACTGACTTTTTTGGACTACCATAATGATTACTATTCTGTAGTACAGAATTTAATACAGTAATAAAGTCGTCCAAGTTACTTACGTTATTTGAAATTTCATATTTAATATCTCGTCCACCTAACGATGTTCCGTCACTTCCGATAATATTTTCATTAGTCTTAATACTTACTACTTTAAGTTCACCATACGCTGGCACGTTACGTCTTGGTTGATATCCTAAAAATTCTGCTAACTTGTAAACACTCTCTTGTTTTTGTGCGGTACTTAAAAAATTATTTCTAGCATTCATATCTACTCGATATGCTAAGTTGTGTCCAAACTGTGCAACTACATCTAGTAGTGATACAAATTCTGCTGATTCTACCCAGTCATTGTAGTTCTCTGGGTAATTATTGCGTACATAGTCAACCATTGCAGTTCTAATAGTATCAAAATCAAATGCTTGAAAGTTTGCATTGATATATGATTCATAGATTACTGTAAAGTCCTCTGCCGCAAATAGTTTATTTTGTCTTGATTTTTGTGCCATAATTAAAACTCTGCGTTTTCTATAAATTCTTTATCGAATTTGACCTGCAACTCTGTTGCGGTTGTTGTTGGTAAGTAATTTAGCTTTACGCTAACTGTAACTGAATGTGCGTCTTGCACAACTCTTATATTTGTATCAACTATTTCAAATCTAGGATCATAACTTACTACATTATAAACTTCTTCATTAATGCTATCTTGTGTTGACTGATCTAGTGGTTCGAACACATATAGTGGTAAATCACAGCCAAACGTAGGATCAGTCCATTTTTCACCTTTTCGGATGTGAAAATGGTTTATTAAATCCTGTTTGGCTAATTCTAAGCCACTTAGGGTTTTACTTGTATAAGATTCGTTAATTGTTGTATATCCAAATATATTGCTCATACAACTATTTATGCAAAAGATTAACTAAGTAGATAATGGTTCTATAATTAGCTTATCTTCTTGCCAATGTATGTACTTTTGCCAAGCTGCATCAGGTATTATTAGTGTATGATGCTGGTAAGCATAGTTTATTTGGTACCACGAAGGGTGTGTTGGTCGTTGCATAGGTAAAGGATATAAACTATCACCTTTCTTTACGTTGCATGGACCACAAGCAGTAACACTGTTTTCCCATGTTAGTCTTCCACCTTTTGACTTTGGAATAACATGATCAATTGTTAAGTCATTGTAAACAAACCTATCGCCACAGTATTGGCAACAGTATTTGTCTCTGACATATAAATTTCTACGAGTGAATTTTGCTTTGGAGGGTTGTTTGTGATAAGTGTTAAGCATAATAATGCTTGGGTATGGAATAGTTACTGTTGGTGACCGGAGAAACTCATCTTCGTAATTTTTAATTACGTGTACTTTTTCCGACCACATGGCCTTGATTGCATCTTGCCAACTGACTGTGCTAAGTGGCATTTGTGATAATGGTTGCCCATCAGCATTAAGTAGTAAAACGCTTTTATTCAAGTTTATTTTCCTTGCATTATAGTAGTATTTAAATTATTTTATGATGAGTTAACTGAGTTGTTTTGCTAAAAGTCTTTTTCTACTTTCAATCATATTTGGCAAAAATCTTTTTGTTTCTGCATAATAAACATATTCTGCTTGACTTTTTTGTTTGTCATTCATTTGATTAGTAATGTATTCTTTTAAAAGAGCTTGTATACCTTCTTCTTTGATGTAGCTTCTGTCTTTGTATACTCCATAGTCTCCTAATATTAATATCTTTGCTTCTAATTGTCTATTAAGTCTGTCTGCACCACCTAAGGTCAAAGCAGTAGCAACATAATCCCATTTCCTATCTGTGACAAAATCAAATATTTCAAATTGTCTTGTTTCTTTACCTACACGTGAAAATGTTCCTGTGTCTGCATACAAACTTAACATAGCATCATATTGTGTTTGTGTCAACGAAGTTAATGGAAATTGTTTTTTAAAAGCTCTTTCTTTGTCTTTGAAATCTTCTATCCAGATTGTATATGCTTCACCTTCAGTTAAGCCATCGCCGTTTAATCCTACAGTTCCTTTGTAACCAATAACTGAATTTTTATTGTATCCTATCCATTTTATGTTTCTGAGTTTAGCATTAATTAATTTATCACTTGCTTCTAACTCAGATAATAATATAGGAGTATTTACAGCATCACTATCGATTACAGTAAACAAACTATAATCTATAAGATTTTTACTATCAACTGTTGATTGTAAATTAAAACTTGGCATTATAAAATATTTCCTTTACCTGATGTAAATTTTTCTTCTACAGCACTAACTCCTTGCCATGGATGTTTTTCTGGTACTCTACTTGCAGTACTAGTTTTTACACTAGTGTTTGATATTTGATTTTGTATAGGAGTTTTTGTTGCTGGCTCTGGTGCTTTAGCACCATTCATGTCTATTCTAGTACCTTTAATAATTTGGTTACCTGCTACTAGTAAATTATAATTAGTAGCTGATTGCAAGTTCATATCTAATGCACTATACACATCAATAGCACCTTGTGTTGTTTCTAATTTTATTCCATCGCCGCCCGAGCTTTTTATGTTCACTCCTATTTCTGCTTGCATATTAATACTGCCTTTAGCATGTACGTTGTAGTCACCTTCTGTGTGCATACTGATGCCTGCTTTACTATAAACATCTATATGACCTGCAAAGTCCATTTCAACCCAAGCATCGCCTGATTGATTTGTAATAAAAACAAAACCATTACTGTCGTCCATTAAAATTTGAGCACCGCTTTTTGTTCGTAATCTAATATTGTTACTAGCATTGTTGCTGTCGCCGTCATCCATTGTAAGTACATGTCCTTGGCGTGTTGTAATTCCAAATACTTTACTTGGCGATTCTCTTCTAGCACTACTTTGACTGTGTCCTCTAACAAAATCTAAACTTAGTCCTTGTCTATTTAATATTGATTGAAAATACTCATCTACTGGTTTGGTGTCTGCATCATTTTGATCTTTTGGATTTTTTTCTACTGCTGCTCCTAAACTTTTTTCTCCATCAGCATAAACTTGTCCACTTGCTCTGCCACCCATCATTGCATTTCTATCTTTTGCAATTAACGATCCCATTACAATACCTTGTTCAACACTACCAGTGTATGCTATAACAACGTTTGTTCCTACTTCTGGCGGTTGTGGCCATAGTCCATAACTTGCTGGTGCCTGTGCTTCTTTTGTTTCATCGTCACCACTGTCTTGTATTCTTGTATGTCCACCATAAGGTGTAGATAATAAACATACTCTTGTTGAATCTTTTGAACCAAATTCAGATATGCGTACAGTTATTCTACCTGTGTATAAACTATCAGTATTGTCTATTACTTCTCCAACATATATTCCACTAAGTGTGTTGATACCTAGTTCGTTTTCTTGTGTTCCTCTTTTTGAAACGTGTACACCATCGTGTTTTACTAATGCCATATTATTCTCCTGATAGTTCTAGTATTTTTGGTAGCAATAAAGATGTATTTGAATTAATATCTTTAATACCAACTAGTTGTTGTGTAAATCTTCCATTTTGAAATCTACTTTCTATTGTAGTTAATTTATATACTCCTGTACTTATTGGATCTACTTCTCCCTTGATTTGTTCTTGTAATAACTTGTCTGCGTTGGGATTAAATTGTAAGAATGTTATTAGTCCTTCTTGTATTGAAAAATCTGGTAATTCTAATTTGCCTAATACTGTTGCTTGCATGCCTCCCATCCAATGTGGATCACCTTTAATTTCCATATTAAAGTTTATTGCATCTAACTCACGCTTAGACATATCTTGTAATCTACGTGCTACTGCTGAATTTGTATTGTATGTATATTCTGTTACTTGTGCTTCTGGTCCCGAATCTGCTTTTGCAACACCACCAACTACTGGATTAAAATATCCTAGTTCAACTGATGATTGTTTTATATCTGACAAAAATAATGAATCAGATATTTCAGCAGGTGAAAACTGTTGTTTATTGTCTGATGTTCTGCCTGCTATAAATGTTCCTGCTCCTGGTTGTTCTATAGCAAAGAATAAATTTTGTACATCTAATTGAAAATTTATTACTTCTGTATTTAATCCTGTGTATATATAGGAATAACTTTTTTCAATTGCTAATGTTTTAAATCTATCTGCTTGATATGAAGAATTAGTTAACTTCTCATTTCCCTCTGCTATACTAGGATGACTTGTTGTTCTATTCATGTTTATCTTAATAGTGTATACAATTACTACTGGTTCTACGTTACCATACATTTCTTGTTCTGGCTCAAAATTAGGATATACCCAATCTGGATCAACTACTATATTTGGAGTGTATCCATATTCTGTTGCTTCTAGTACAAACTCATTCCACCCTGGGCAATTGTTTTTTATATCTTTTTCTATTTGCATAGCTATGTTTGTTTCTCTTTCAATAGTACGAATGTTTGTATCAGCATTATCTGTACTAGCTCCAGATCTATTACTACTTGCAGCGTCAGTTGTTCCTGCCCATGCTTTGGTTGATAAATTAAAGCTTCTCAGTTCGTTGCCATTTATTTTTAGACCATCGCTTACTTGAGCTAATGCAGATCTATGAAATTTTATTTCAATTTGTCTCGGCGGTGTTATGCCTTTTTGTATACTAAATGGTTCCATATTATCTATTATTGATTTATTATATGATGCTTCAAACCCGTCAACATAATTTTGTATTGTGGTAATATTTTCTATTGTTATAGGTGCGTCTGTTTGGCCTTCTGTTTGTGCATGTTTAATATTTGACCATGCAATAATATTATATCGTGTTCCTTCTGGACCAGTACTGCTTCTTATTTGATTAAATTTAACTGGGTATAAAAATGTGCCAGGAAATTTAACACTTCCAGAAGTAACTGGATCTCTTCCTAAGAATTCTAATTTTAATATAAAGTTTTGTGAGTATAGATTAGCAGGCTTGCCAAGCTGTTTACCAGCAGTCAATACTTTGTCTAAAAATGAAAATCCTAAACTTTCAAATAAATCAAATTGAATTACACCTGGCGTAGTATTACCATGTCGCTGACCTGGCGTGACTCTTGCAAGAGATAAAAAGTTATCTACGCTGAACTCACTTTCAACGCCTTGTTTAGCAATAATAAATGCTTGAGAATTATTTAATGCAGCATCATCATTGCCAATTAAATTTGGATTATTAAATATTTCATTGTTTACAACATACAATGTCCATCTGTATGTTGGACTATCAACTGTGCTTAACCAGTTTGGTGTAACTGTGTTATCTATCTGAGCTAAATCTATTGATACTTGTGCTTCGGGCTCTTCTGGATCTGCAGTAAATCCTTGATCTATATCTACTTGTTCGTTTCCAAATCCAGTAGGATCAAAATCAGTATCTTGTTCTGCAAGTTCAATTTCTCCAACTGGTTTGCCATTTGCCATAGCAATACCACTTGCAATAACTTCGTCAGTGTATTTGCCATTGGGGCCAAGACTAGCGCCTTCTAATTCTGCCATTGCAGTTATTAATTCTTGTGTTAGTTGTGGGTTATCTCGTAATGATCCTAAATCATCATTTGGGTTTACTCCCATTTTGTTTGCTACAAACTCTATATAATTGTCAGTGTTGTTTTCACTAGGCGGTGCCCACTTTGTTATAATGTCGCTTACTGAAGTTAGTCCATCACGCTCGTTGTATGTGTATAAATTCTTTGCACCGGCTCTTACACCGTATTCGGGATTGGAAAAAGTTTCAAAGCCACTATTAGGTTCGCCTGCGCCTTGCCAGTTATTGTTAGACGCTCTAATGTTTAATGGATTATTATTCCTATCCGAAAGAGTCAAATTCTTTGACATGTTATGAGAACCTTGCAGGAACTTTAATTTTTAAGCCTGCTTTAAAATCTAAAATTGGATCAGCTAATTCGTCTTGATTGAATAATGCAAATACCCACCATAGTTTTGCGTTACCATATAAATCATATGCTAACAAATCAGGCTTCTCATCATATCTTTCGTTTAATGTTATAGTTTTAGTTGTTGTATTCTTTACATCAATATTATCAATAGTAAGCTCGTCTAAATATTGATTGTTAGTAATTTTTGTATCTCTATATAAACTATCTGTTCTGTATGTTGCCATTAAATAAATCCTCCTGAGTTGCCACCTCTTAGCCCAATGCCACTTGCAAAAGTTCTAATGTTAAAATTATCTTTAACTGCTTTTGGCGGAAGTTGTGGTACTAATTCAACCGATAACAATGATAGTGTAGGTACTGAGTGCTTTTCGCCATCTAGGTCAAACTCAACATAATCTGTATCTTCTGGTAATGTGTATGTAAAGTTTCTAATCACAACTGGAACATTAGTTGCATGTACACTACCATATGCACTAAATTTTAGTATTGGTGGTGGAGTACCTGCAGTTGCTCCTGCTTGTGATCCAAAGTCTGATTTTGTACAAGTTCTAAAAAAATGTATAGCAGCAGCGGCATATCTTGCTTCTTCTTCTGTGTTAGCAGGAAATAATGCAGTTACTGACATTGGAGGGTTTGGTGTATTCATATAGTAATTTTGTTGATAAATTGAACCAGCTACATCATATGTTCCATAGTTTGCACTGTGAGACATTTGAATAGTTGGAGTTAATGGAAATTCTACACCGCCAGCTTGTGATAGTGGTTGTAGAAGCCCAAATGTAAAAAACGGTTTACCTTTTTCTTTTAATACTAATTTTGCTTTGTTTGTTACGCCCATTATGTTAACCTCTCTTCTATGAATTTAAAAATCTGTTCATTGTATTTGCCAAAAAACTTAGTAAATGCTTGTTTTTTAGCTTCTTCTTCGCCTTCGCTTGACATAGTTGCACGAAAGTCGCTTGCACTCATTCCACCTTGCATAAGAGGTGCTACGTATACATAACCTCTTTCTTGTGCAGTTGGAATTAATTCATTCATATCATTTGGTAACTTATGTAAGAACCCTTCACCACCTGTAGCAAGTCTATTTGCATCTTTTTCACCGTATACAAGTATCTGTGCAGTAGTATTTGGGTCTCTACCAGCAGCATCCATATCTGGTCTGTATGGATTTGTTTTGATAATTTTATCTCCTGGTATATTAAACATCTTACTCATAATGCTTGCCTTTTCATCAAATGTAAAAGGATCGCTACTGTAGTCGCCCTGCGAATGGGCCTTGACTGCTTTTTGACTAAATGTTGTGGCGATAAATACATTATCAGCACCAAACTTTTGGACTAGATGTTTATAAACATCGTGATGTCCTTGGTGCATAGGTTGAAAACGACCACCGTAAAATACAGCTATGTTGTCAACTCCCTCTTTTAAAACATGTTCAATTAACATAATTACTTCTCCGTTCGTAGTATTTATCAAATTAAAAAAACCGGTTGACACTAACACAACTTATGCTGTATAATACTAACTACATAAAGGAAAATCTCAAATATGAATAAACCAAAAAAGAATTTTTACTTAACAAACAAAGATTTGTTAAGAGAAATACATAACAGTAAAATGACGTATTGTTGGACTAGAGACGAAAACTATACGCATTACGATTTGATCGTAACTGGATTTGATGAGATTACCCCTGAAGCAGTTGCAGAGGCAAAACAAAACCGTGCAACAAGACTACAAAAAATAGCACATCAGGCAGAAGTAGCTCGATGGGAACAAGGATTAACAGGTAAAAAAACTAAGCCAAGAGCTGCTGATTTTGCCGTTGATGTTGAAACTATTAAAGATGATGACATTGTAGTAAGGGTAATGACATTTGACCATATTCCAGAAGAAAATAGAAAAAACAAACCAAAAACAGAAGCTGACTTACATTCCAAATGTAACTTTCCTCCTTTTAAGCACTATGCTGTAATTGAAGGTGATTGGACAGAAGTAGCACGTAGTCATTGGGACGGTGGTAAAGATAATGGACATTTTAATGTTCATCATGGACAAACAACAGACATGTTAGCAAAAATGTATATTAAACTATGCGAACGTTATAGCATGCGTGGTAACTGGAGAGGTTACACATATGTAGACGAGATGCGTGGACAAGCATTATTGCAACTAGCACAAATTGGATTACAGTTTAATGAACTTAAATCACAGAATCCATTTGCATATTATACTGCGGCAATTAACAATAGTTTTACAAGAGTTTTAAATTTAGAAAAACGTAGTCAAAATATTAGAGACGATTTACTAGAAGAAGAAGGATTAAATCCAAGTAGCACACGAACATTTAATGCAGAGTGGGAAGCTCATATTAGAAATGAAGCACAGAAAAAATTAAACAACCCTACATTAAAAGTAACGACTTATGATACATCAGATTTAGATACTGAAGAAACTGGAGAATAAATGTTTTTTGATAAAGCAGTAATTTTTACTGATATACACTTCGGCATGAAGAATAACAGTAGATATCACAATCAGGATTGTGAAGATTTTATTATATGGATGATTGACGAAGCACATAAGCGAGGCATTAAAAAATGTTTCTTCTTAGGTGATTGGCATCACAATCGTGCAAGTATTAATGTTAGTACCCTAAACTATACCACAAGTAATTTACGCAGACTAAATGATAGCTTTGATGAAGTTATTATGATTACTGGTAATCACGATCTCTATTATAGAGAAAAGCGTGAGATACACAGTTTATCAATGATTGAAGATTTTCCTAAATTGCGTATGATAAACAAAGACATGTTTATTGAAGATGGTGTTGCATTTATTCCTTGGCTATGTGATGACGAGTGGAAGAAACTAAAAGAAGTTGAATGTAAATTTATGTTTGGTCACTTTGAGCTACCACAATTTTATATGAATGCTCTTGTACAAATGCCAGACCATGGTGGATTAAAAGCAGAAGACTTAGCAAAACCCGAAACGGTGTTTAGTGGACACTTTCACAAAAGACAAAAACGTGGCAATGTAATTTATCCAGGCAACTGCTTCCCACATAACTATGCTGATGCATGGGACGATGATAGAGGTTGTACATTTTTAGATTGGGATGGTACTATTGAATATTTGGCATGGCCAGATGCACCAAAGTATCGCACACTTACATTAAGTAAATTAATTGATAATCCAGACAAGTACTTGGGCAATAAAACACATGCTCGTGTTAGTTTAGACGTTGGTATTACATACGAAGAAGCAAACTTTATTAAAGAAACATTTGCTAAACAATATGACTTGCGTGAGATTAATCTTATGCCAAGTAAAAAAGAAGAACATACACAAGACTGGAACAAAGGTGTAGACATTCAAGTAGAGAATGTTGATACTATTGTGTTATCGCAACTTGAATCAGTACAAAGCGATACTATTAAAAAACAAATACTAGTAGACATTTATACAGGATTAACAACGTAAACATGCTAATAATTAAGAATATCACCGTAAAGAATTTTATGAGTGTGGGCAATGTCACACAGGCAGTTCACTTTGACAACGCAGGCTTAACACTTGTGTTGGGTAACAACTTGGACTTGGGTGGCGATGGCTCACGTAATGGTACAGGTAAAACTACTATTGTTAACGCACTTAGTTATGCATTATATGGTAACGCATTGTATAACATTAAAAAAGATAATTTAGTTAACAAAACTAATAATAAAAATATGTTAGTCACTGTTGACTTTGAAGTTAATGGACAGGCGTATAGAATTGAACGTGGTCGTAAGCCTAACATTTTTAAATATTTAATTAATGATGTAGACAACAACGAAGGCATAACAGATGAGATGCAAGGCGAAGGTAGACAAAGTCAACATGTAATTGAACAACTACTTGGTATGAGTCATACAATGTTTAAACATATTGTTGCATTAAACACTTACACTGATCCATTTTTAAGTATGCGAGCAAATGATCAGCGTGAAATGATTGAGCAGTTGTTGGGTATTACTAAACTTAGTGAGAAGGCAGACATACTAAAAGAATTACTTAAAGGTACCAAAGACAGAATTACAGAAGAAACATTTAGAATCAAAGGCATAGAAGATGCTAACGAACGTATTGGCAATAGCATCAAAGATTTAGAGCGTAGACAAAAAACTTGGACTACACAATTACAAGAACGCATACAAGAAAGCACTAGCGAACTGGCTGCACTAGAACATATTAACATTGATGTTGAGATACAATCACACGAAGAATTTACAAAATTTAACGAAAAAAAGAATCAAATAGATACATTAACTGCTGAAATTGCCAGACTAACAAGTAGCATTGAACGTGAGAACAAACGTTTAACTAAAGCACAAACTGATCTAGATTCAACATTAGAACACAAATGTTATGCATGTGGACAAGAAATACACGACGAACAACACGATAAAATTGTAATACAAAAAACAGAACTTGTAGACGAAAGTCAAAAACACATTGACGATGATAATCAATTGATTACAGAATACAATACTGCAATTGCAGACTTGGGAGAGTTAGGTGTTGCACCACGCACAGAGTATAACACATTACAAGAAGCATACAAACATCAAAGCAAAATGGATAAGTTACAAACTGCGTTAAGCAATGCTAAAGAAGAAACTAATCCATACATAGAACAAATTGACAGTCTAAAAGAAACTGGCCTACAAGAAGTAAATTGGGCAGAAGTAAATAGACTTGAAGAACTAAGAGAGCATCAAGACTTTTTATTGAAACTACTTACAAACAAAGATAGTTTTATTCGTAAAAAGATTATTGAACAAAACTTGCAGTTCTTAAACACACGACTAGAATATTATATTACACGTTTAGGTTTACCACATGAAGTACAATTCCAAAGTGACTTAACTGTAACAATTACACAACTTGGACAAGACTTAGATTTTGATAACTTGTCAAGAGGTGAACGTAATAGATTAATACTTGGACTAAGTTGGAGTTTCCGTGATGTATTTGAAAGTATGAATCATCCTATTAACTTTGTTTGTATAGATGAATTAGTTGATAGTGGTATGGACACAATTGGTGTTGAAAGTGCATTAGGCGTATTAAAGAAAATGGAACGTGACAGAGAAAAGAATATTTTACTTATTTCACACCGTGACGAACTTGTAGGTCGTGTACAAAGTGTGTTGCAAGTCACTAAAGAAAATGGCTTCACTACATTTAATACTGAAATAGAAGTTATTGATGCATAAACATATAGCCAAAGAAGAATTTCAACCTGAACTAGAAATAGTAGATGCAAGTATTGTATTATTGCATGCACCAGAAACAATAAACGAACAAGAGTTAGGTATAGATACAATAGAGTTAATTAGGAAAGCAGTAAATGAGTGGATCAAAGAAGAGCAGTGATAAATGCCCGTGGACTTACAACAAAGAAGTTGTAAACGAGCTTCCTGCTGACTGCGAGGGATTTGTTTATATAATTACAAATCTTACTAATAATAAAAAGTATATTGGTAAGAAACTAGCAAAATTCAAAACTACAAAGCCACCTCTTAAAGGTAAGAAAAACAAAAGACGTGGAACAAAAGAAAGTGATTGGAAAGACTATTGGGGTTCTTCGGATCATTTAAATGCAGATGTACTAACATTTGGTGCAGAAAACTTTACTAGAGAAATATTACATTATTGTCCTAGTAGAGGTGTACTAAGTTATATGGAAGCAAAAGAACAATTTGACCGTAGAGTACTTGAAACAGATGAGTACTACAACGGAATAATAAATGTAAGAGTAGGAAGTTCAAAAATTCTTACAGAACATTTGAAAAAAGGTTGACAACGTATAACTTTTTTGTTATTATAACAAGAATTAGCGTTTTAACTTTATTTGAAGCGAATAATTAAAGCATCAGATAATTACTAATATAAAAACTCACATCGACATAAAGTCAAGCAATTACCGGCAAGTTTAAAACACACTCAGGCTAACAAAAACTAATAAAGGCAGCAAGGCTCCGTTTGGTCGGCAAAGGTCGACTCACCTTGAGGTTACGAATTCACGTGACTGGATACTGGTGTGCCTAATAATGTCAATACACTGATTTGACAAATCAAAATGATCAAGCTCTACGAACGCTCGTAACTTGAGGATAGTCCAAAAGTCGATACCATGGCTCCGGATGTTTCTGCGTTAGAAAAGCAGTATGTAATAAGGGTACAGCGTAACCGCCCTTCCTAGGTGTTAAACTAGGTTTACTATGGTAATGTGGGTGCTGTTCTATGCCAAGAACTCATTTTACACTTGGCCCGTAGTAGGCTAAG